TGCTTTAGCTTGATATACCTGTTCTTCTCTTTTTTGTTGAAGTTGAATAGTTAGTTCTGTTGCTTGTTTTTCACTTGTTATAACTTTACCATTTATAATCCAAGCTGGTTTTTGCATATATTGTTTAAACTCTTCTTCTTCTAAAAGCATCTCTTTACCTGAGAATTTTTCATACACTCTCATTTTAGGTACTTCTAGTTTGTAGTACCTTTCATATCCACGAACATATTCACTTTGTTCATGCAATAAACCAACATCTTCTGGAAAAAATACTTCACCAATATTGTCCCTGCCAGTTTCTGGAGCATTAAAGTCTTGCTCGCTACTTGCATCATCTATTTCTTTTTTATATTTAGGATATAATTTTTTAGCTTGGTCTCTGCTAAATAGTCTAGAAACTATAATATTCTCTGCATCATCAAAGAATTTACTTCTACTATTAGGGTCAACATAAACATCTAATGGGTCAATATCATGCATACAAACTTCACCTTTACCCATATCCATCATTGGGTCTTGATAAACATTTATATAACCTATACCCATTACATAGTAATCATCTATAGCTTGTTTTATAACAGACTCACCTTCAGATATATCATACATATAAGATAATAAGTTACTCATA